CGCTGCCGCCCGCGTTGCCACCGTCGAGGTACAAACGCCACGCATTGGTCGCGCTGTACTCGGTACTACTCCAGTATGCGGTTTCGGCTAACTGGGTCGCTCCGTTAATCAGCGATAGGGCATAATTGATTTTACGCATATTCGCATAAATCATCATCAACTCACCCAAAGACGGTAGCCACCATCGCCCGGCGGTCAGTCCTTTGCCGTTTGCGTTGGTTCTGGAATAAGAGGCACAGAAGCCCGGCGCATAACTTTCCGTCTTACATTCGTTGTGCGTAATCTGCGCAGCCGTGCTGGTCTTTCCTGCCCAGTCATCCAGTGCGGTTAGTCGGTCGCTCGTAGTCTTACCGCCTGCACTTACCGCCGCACTACTCCAGTACAGCGTAGCTTCGGTGGGTGCTACTACCAGCATCTTGCCGCCCTCTACGACTAATACGCCCTCCGCTATCTCGCCGCTGTTCTGGTAACTTGCCCATTTGTCCGGCTTGACTGCCAGCGGGTAATTATCACTCTTTCTGTGAAACATGATAAATACGCCGTCATTCATTGCGTTGAGGTTCAGACCAGCCAGCAAAGATGCTTTGAGGTTTGCCAGCGTTATTTTTGTCACGTTGCCGCTGCTATCGGTTAGCGGTATGTACTGTGACGTGTTCATACTCGTTACTGTCGTAACTGTTCCTAAAGTTTTTGTTTTCTTCGCCATATCTTTATCTGTTAAATGGTCATCCAATCGTTTTTATTGAATATCATAAAATCAAATGCCCCATCGTTCACACTCGCATCATCGGACGTTTTAATAACCAGTTGTGTAGTGGTTCGGGAAATCAAAGTCGCTTTAATCGGTGCGTCTGAGCTTCCGGACGAATGCCCCACACCTGTTAGCATTACGCCTACATTGCTGGCTGCATAAAACCATCCGGACGGCATGGTAATAGTGTACTGCCCGGTAGCATTTTTGGCTACTCGCAGCGTGGATTTGTCAAATGTGGAATAAGTAATACTGCCACCAGAAGTAACAGACCCATACGCCAATATCTTTAACGGTCGCCCGTATTTATTGGTCGTTACAAGGTCTATACGCCGCATCACTATCCAGCCGTAAAACTGCGTAGAAGTTCCGTACCCCATCAGCTCCACTGCTTCACGGGATAGTAATAGCTCATCTTTTTGCAGGCCATCTTCGTAGAAATACTTTCCGGTCGGTGCGTTGATACCTGCCTGCCCTTGCGATACAGTGCTGCCCCATTTGTAGTTTACTATGGTTATGCGCCGTCCGCTTTGCTTTGTATCCCACGGCAGACTATAGGCGTCAATCCATCCGCCGCCACTACTCATCATTACCACATTATCGTTATAATCATTGGTTATGCTGTCGCCCACATAGGCAAACGGGTTACGCAGTGAGCCTATCACCTTGATATTTTCAAACGTACCTACCTTGCAGGTTATATTACCGTCCTTTGCCTTGAAAACCACATTGCCGCTGCTGTCTTTCATTTCGATAGCAGTAGCCCCCAGATTTTCTACCAGTGCGTATGCGGCTAACAGTATCTTTGTCGCCACCAGCTGTATTTTATCGCCCAGCTGCCAGTAGCCGTTATTCCAGTCAGTCGTGCTGCCGGGATAATTGGATGCTGTTTTGGTGTGTGACTTCATACAGGTGTAGTAATTGTTATTATACAGCACTACATCTATCCACTGCTCGCCAACCTTACCGGCTTGGAATTTATAGCCTACGGCGCAGTCGCTCCACGCCTGCGGGCCGCGAAGCGTTGCGCCTTGCTCTCCTTTATCGCCGGGGTCGCCCTTGCGTATAAACTTTACTACCTGTGTTCTGCTTACACCCATAGCCGTATTACTTTACACTGGTAATGGTTACTGATACATCGCCGCCGGCCTGCTGGCAGTGTGCGCGTGTCACGGTCTGGCTGGCTTTCGGTGTGTTCCGGTCGGTGTTCAGATACACGCCTGCCGCATCTTTCAGCACGAAATAAAACTGCGTATCCAGTGCCTTTGTGGACGTGCCGCGCTTAACCACCACCGGCGTATAGGTCACTTGCCCGTTACCCGTGGTATCCTCCGTTATCGCCTCATCTTCCGGGTTGGGGTGCGGGTCTATGTCGTAAGGGTCGCTGGCATCCATAACGCTCTGTATGTCCGTGCCAATCTCTGCACCGTCACGGTAGACGTGTACCCGGTACTCGCCATAGGTGTTAATGTCGTTGGCATTAACGGTCAGCGTCTGTGCAGTCTTGCCGGAAAGCGTTTCCCAGCCAGTCGCGCCCATCTTTTCCCACACATACGTTAAGCCTTTGGATAGTGCGTTACCGCTCTGGTACGCCATTGCCTTTAATATGCAGCTGCCGCCCTTTTCGGTAATCACGAAATTTTTGCTGTCGCCTGCGGCGATAGTCACGCGGTAGCTGCTTCCGGTAGCCTGCTGTATCGGGATAGTGTACGTGGCTTGTATCTGGTCGCTCTGCGTGCCGTAACTGATAGTGGCTACCATCTTGATAACAGCGGGTGCGTAGCCTGCCAGCGCGGCTATGTTTTTGAGGATTTGCAAACCGTAATATAACTGGTCGCCGCTCGGTGCTACCGTCTTGAAATATCCGGCAAACGTGCCAGTCGATACGCCGCCGCTAAATGAAATCTTTTGGTCGTTAAAATAGTATTCCATTGCGTCCGGGTCTGCCACGCCCTCTGCTACACGGCTGCTGGTGCAGACGAAATACAGTATAGGTTTCAGCGTGGTAAAGTCCGGGTAAACGGCTGTGGCATCGTTTGGCGTTCCCTCGTACTCTTGGTACAAATCGCCGTTTGGCGACATGATTACGGCAGTGTATGTACCTGCCTTGCTGATAAACTTAATAGTTCTACTGGTGCTTGCTGTACTCATGGTTAAGCCTCCGTTTCTTCGTTAGTGGTCGTTTCTGTCTTTGCCTCATCATCGCCGGTAGGGGCTTCCGTCTGGTCGGCTTCTTCCGTTGCCTCCGGTGCAGGGTCTGCCGTTTCGGTTTCTTCGGATGCTGTGGCCTGGCCATCGGTCGGGTCTGTCACTTCGCCCGGTTCCTCTGTTACGGGTTGCTCCGTAATTTCGCCCTGCCCATCTTCCGGGCTTTCCGGTTCTTCGCCTGCCTCCGTATCCGTGTCCGTACCTGCTTCCGGCACGTCTGTAGGTGTGTCGATATTGCCCGGCTGCTGTTCCTCTCTGGCTTCCTCTACGACAAACCGGGGGTCAGTCGCAGTAGGCAGTTTTCTAACTACCGTACCGTCCTGTTCCTCTCTGGCTTCATGCGCTTGCAGTGCCAGACCGCCGATTTGTTCCAAAATCTGCGGCAGTTCGGTTAGCCTGCCGAAAGCCAGCATATCAGCCTGCCAAAGCAGATAGTTACCGTCCGTAACCTTATTACGGTCATTCTCTAATTTAAGGTATTCCGCTACCTTTCCGTTTGCCTTAATGTATCGTGCCATATCTCTACTATGTTGGTTTTAGTGAATAATCAAAATATCGCCGTCAGCATCGCAGAAAATCGCATCGTCCGTGCTATCTTCCCACGCTCCGGCATACCCTCTGTCTTTCACGTCCAGACCGATTACACCGCCGTAGTTATCATCCATTTTGGCAGTAGGGATTATCGGGCTTTTGCCGTGCGCTACCAGTGAGTAACTTAAACTGCCGCTGGCTTTGTTCGTGGCTATATACCACAGCGGTAACAGTTCCTTTTCCGCGTTCTCTATCTCTCCGTTAGTAGTGCGGATAATCGCCGTAGGTGCTACGTTAAGCAGACCTGCCGGAATGTTGTACGGCACGCCTGTAAAATCAAACTCGTACTTAGGTATCCGGCGTATGAAACTGGCTATAGCCTGTGGGCTGGCATCGGTCAAAGCCACGCTGCCGGGGTTGCCGTCCGCGCTGTACTTCACCCTGCACCGCAGATACATTTCAGTACCCATCAGCCAGCGGTTAATAGTTACCGTGCCGTTGCTGTTCACGGTTATATCGTAGTCCATTACAGCGTCACTTCCAGCGGTTCGCCACGTGCTGCCGTCCAACACTTCCCATACCAGCGCATATTTGCTGCTGTCACACAGTTTATCGCCCAGCCATACCGTAGCCTTAACGGTCTGCGTCTGCGGGTCTGCCAGTGGGTTAAAAATCGTCTGGTCGGCTGCGCCCAGTTCTACCCGCACTTGGTCGGATGCACTGCCGCAGCTAATTAGATAACTACCCTGTATTATCATCACCTGCCCGGTGCGGCTGTCTACATACTCGGCATAGAATACCAGCGTAATAGGTACTTTCGGCTCTGCGTTCCTCTTTACCTTGATACGCCCTGCGCTGCCGCCGCTGGTGGTTATCTCGTAGTTACTGTTACCGGTGCCTATCAGCGTCTGCGTGCCGTTTATATTCTCGTACCAGCGTATATTTGTCAGTGCGTGGTTAACGCGCCCTGCGCCTATCACTTCGTCTTTGTCTATCACTGATACGATAGGCTGGATTATTAGCGGGGTCAGCGTGTAATCCGGCGTGTGTTCCTGCGTGTCGGTGCTGTAGTTCTGCTTATCCGGCACACTGCCATCTACAGAAAAGGATATTTGCAGCTGTAGCGGCTTCCAGTTAAAATCAAACCGTCTTGTTTTCATTCGCCACCCGGATTAAATCAGACCCAAAACAATACCTACAGCGTCTGCCAGCAGGTCGCGTTTCTCAAACGTGCCTTTTTTCAACCGCCTATCCCAAATAAATTCTTTGCCCAGACCGATAGCAGCGGTAATCAAAACCGCTGCCCACAGTGACAAAAAGTTACCTAACAGCTGCATAATCACCATACAGCAGATAATGTGCAGCAAACCGTCTACTCCGAAATAGTCTAAAATCTTTTTCATATCTAATACTCCTTTCTATTAATACTGGAAAACTGCGTTTGCGGTACCAGCTTCGTTACCCATTCCGTCCCGCAGCGTTACCGTGGCTATGAATTTCAGCACCTTTGGCACATACCCGTTAAAATCGCAATCCTCTACCGTTAGGTCTATGGACTTACCAGCCCCTGCGTGTTTCAGTGCCCACGCATTATCGGATGCTACACGCTCCACGCCGTTAGCATCTTCGCTGTAGCGCGTCCACTGTACATCGGCATCCAGAATGTCAGCCGTTATATCCATATTGTACAGACGGGCTATTATGGTCAGCGTTAGATTAAATTTGTCTGGGTCAAACAGATAGTCGGTTTCGGCGAAGTCTACGGTAAAATCCGGGTTTCCCTCCACCATCGCCCAGTCGGTGTTATTCCACGCTGGCGCGGTTGTGGTTCCGGTTTTGGCGCATCGATATTTGCAGCCGTTATACCACACGTCCGAAATCTCATACCTGCCGGTATTTGGGTTCAACGCTTCGCAGTAGTAATCACCTGTGGCACTCCACGGGCCACGGTCTACTATTTCGCTAACCGGCTTTCCTTGATAGTCTATGCGTATTATGTCCTCTACGACTATGCCACGCGCATACAGATAGTCTTGCCCCTCCGCTATCGGCAAATCCAATTCGCGCAGAAACTCCGGCAGTTCGCCAAAGGTCGCCCCATAGTTGGTACGGTCTATTATCGGCTTTGTTACCCCGGTCAGCCGGACTATCCGCCCCTCCGTACTGGATAGGTAAATGCAGCTCTGCCGCTTGGTGTCGGTCTGGTTTCCCCACCGGGCTATCTTCATCATTTCGCACGGTGGGTAATTGGTTCCGGCTGGCACTTCCTCACCCGGATACAGCGTTACTTCGATATAGTTGTTAGCCGTGTTCACGCTGTTTACACGCATCCAGCTGGTGTAATATACACCGCTTCCGGTAGCCAGCGTATTAATGATACCTTTCAGCACATTGTTTGGATACTGGGCTGTAAAATAACCCTCCCACTTGCTGCGCAGATGCAGACCGTAGCAGTTATCGCCCAAATCGTCTACGCTCTCTATGGTGTCAGCCTCGGTTAGAAGCTGGTCGCCCTCTATGGCAGATAGGCGGTTAATTATTAACTCCATGCACTCAAAGTAGCTGCGCACCCGGACGCTTTCAAATTCCGCATTTCCCTGCTGGTCTATCCCTGCGCCCTTGCCTGCGTACAGCGACTGCACAAACTCGCCAAACTGCGCCCCGGACTTGAATATGGAAAGCCCCAGCACAGTAAGCATCTTTTCAAAGGTCAGATTACCTTTGGCGACATCATCCACCAGACGTGATAAAAACTGCTCCCGTATCGGGCTATCTTCGCTTAGGTCTTTGGCGACATCGGCGTAACCGGCTTTTACTTTTTCGGTTACTCGCTCTATTATATCGTTTCCCTCTTCGTCTTGTACCTCCTTGTTTTGGGTCAGATACAGATAGCCGTTAGCGTCCGTAGTAATTTGGTCTAACGCATTTTTATTTGCGTGGGTGTGGTCAGTGGCACTTTCTATATTTCCGCTACCACTGATATTTACTACCGTACTGCCGCCTGTTCCGCTGCTTTCGCCTCCCAGTTCCCGTAGGCGTTCACTTCGTGGACGTGCGCCGCGTTTATACGTCTTTAGCTTATATTCGTATATTGCCATAATATCTAATCTTTACGGGTGTATTCATCGGGTCTTAATTCTATAAAAGTGGCTTCGCTGGTATCCATCCGCACATCCTGTACATCCTCTACCAGTATAAACCGCTTATCGCCTTGGTTATCTTCCTTATAGACGGCTATAGGGTCATGCGCTATCTGTGCATCTCCGTATAGGGTCGTGCGGCGTTGCCCAAACTGACTATACAGCGTGCCTATCAGCAAATCTTCCACCTGCGAAGTGCGCCCGGCGCGGGTCAGTTGCTTAATCTGCTTACCGTCTGTGGCATTAAAATATGCCCCCCGCGCCATCGGCACGCCGTCTACGCTGGTGCCGCAAATGGTGTCTAACTCTATAGCTTCTTTTGCCGCCGCATTTATTTCGGCATTGTATTCTACATCGCTGGTGTCTATCGTTTGGTCAAATTGGGTATTGTTCACTATCTCTATTTCGGGTATCTTCATCAGTACCCAGCTTATTTTACCCCATAGCCCCTTTGGGCCATTTTCGCTGTTCGCCAAATCCGTACCCTCATTTACGATATACCAGCCTGCGCCGCGCACTTCCACCCATAATTTACCGCCCTTGCCGCCATAATTGGGATATGGTATATACTGCCCGGCTTCGGCATTAGCCAGTATAGATATTAGCTGATTTTTATGCGGATTTATGGCCGGTCTGTTTTTCTTCCAGCCTAATACGCCGCTGGTATCTACATGGTCTTTCGCATCATAATAACACAGATAGCCCCAGTTATTCGGGTTGCTGTCCCCGGAATAAGTTACCCAGCTTCCATACGTCCCATTTAACGTAGTAACCGGACTTCCTACGCCTTTCGTTACTATACTTTTGTTAGTCCAGACATACGCAGTGTTACTTCCATCCGGCTGGAATTTAACAGTAACCGGGACATAGATAAAGTTACCATAGATGTTAAACTGGTCGTACCAGTCTTTTTGCTCTGCACCCCTCATCAGATTAGCGGCACTTTCAAAGGGGTTAAACCGTGGGTCTAACAGCATATCGATGCTGATACGCACCGCTAATCTGTTGGCGTTGTCTACTGGCGGTATCCAAACTTTACTGGTTTTGAACAAAGCCGGGCCGATACTATCAATAGAAGTTGCTCGTAATTGCAAATACCCTCTTGTCACCCACGATAATTCGGCGTGCCAGTTGCTACTACTTCCAGCTTTATAACCGGCTATCGCTCGCCATAATATTGCTATTCCCTCGCTATCTGTTCCGTCATACTGCGGCACTATCTTAAAGAATTTAACGCCCTCGCCTAATTCTGCGTTCTTTCCCTCTGTAGCCGTCCAAATGGTAAATCCGCAGTCTGTGGCATCTATCCAATCGTCCAAAACGGTACTGTAGTGGTACGAAAAATAGTTTGCACCGTCTTTGTATCCACCGCCCGTATTATTAAGTGCCATTAGTGAGGCGTCGGTTTCAATATCGCCCCAGCACTCATCGGGTAACAGATTACCGCTTTGTGCGTAGGTACTCCATGTTATTTTTGCGTTATTATAAACCTTGTCCGTTCCTAAAGTCTGGCTATCGCCATCCCAAACTATCTGCTTCACGGACGCTTTGTTATATAGCCCGTTAAGGTCGTACACATAAATTTTGCCGCTTCGCTGTATCATGCGAAGTGCCAAAGGTTGCAAAATACCCTCGATAACTTCTGCCAGTGTTGAGGCTTCGCCGTCCTCATCGTAGAAATTATCGCTGCGCACTTTTAATGATTTTAGATTTAATGCACTGCCGGACGCTGTTAGCTGCGTACTAATCAGACTATCGTCTATGCCTCCGCAGTTTATACCGCATCGTCCCGCGCAGTAATTCACTATCGCATACAAAGTCTGCATATCGGCTAAATCGTATTTCAATCTATCCAATACGCCGAAATCGCTAAACGTCAAACTTACTTCGTAACCGTTCAGCATTTCATACGGTTCTTCGTAAAACTCCGTATCTATGCAGCCACTCCAGTACAGCGAATTGTTACGGTAAATATCCAGTCTTACGCGCCCTACTTCTATGCTATACAAATCTTCATAGGTTCTGTCGCCGGGGCTGATTATTTTAAGCGTTGCCACACTGCTACAAATAACCTCCTCTTTACTCTTATTGCCCCATTCGATAACCAGCGGCTCATCTGCCGGAAATTCCAAACTGCCTATAGTATCAAATGCTGCATCTGCTTCCTGCAAAATTTCAGCGCGCCAAACTACGCCTGCCACGCTGACAAATTCGCCCATATATCGTAGATACTTCATATCAGTTACGCTTAATTAAATCGCTTTCTTTTTCTAATATCCCTACCAGCGTGCGCCCCTTAATCTCAAACCGCACTTTGCTAAAATCCATGCTGGCGGGCTGTGCCAGCATACCGCGCAGTTTATCCAGTGGCGCAATAACTTCCGGGTTTCCGCTGGCTCCTGCATACTCGCCAACCATAGCCAAAGTAGGCCCGGAAACTATACCGCCCTTTGCAAACTTCGGCAGTGAGGCCATAGCGGCGATAATAGCAGCCACAGCGGCCAATCCCAAAGCGATACCGACAAACGGTATCCCGGAATGTGCCGCCAAAGCACCGGACGCAGCAGCAGCCACGTTAGAAGTCGTTTCTACGTTCTTTGTCGCTGCCAGTGCCGCAGATGCTGCCATTTCCTGCGCTGCACCCGTTACTGCCGTGGTCGAAGCCGTGGCAGTGGCTATAGCCTCGCTTTGTTTCGCAGCGGTCAGCATATTAGTTACCCCGGTCAGCGTTCCGATAATCTGGATTACCGTTTGAAATCCTTGGTACAGCCCCAGAAAACCGTCCACTATACCCACTACTGTTTGCCACGCATTTCCGTTACCCTGTAATGCGCTTGTTATGCCCTCTATGCTGCTGCCTATACCCTTAATACCACTCCAGCCCTGCATAAGTGCTTTACCCGTACTGCCTGCTGATTTTTCAGCCTCTTTCCCGGCGTTCCGTATGGCATCGGCTTTTTCATTCCACGCCGCTATCTGCTGATTAATCAGTGCGGCTTCGTCTACTGTGGCTGTTTGTAACTGGTCTGTGAGGATTTGGATATTATCGCCTATATCCTGTAACGTACTGGCATCCTCTTTCCACAGCGGCGTATTATCCACGGCTGCGCCTGCGTTCTTAATGGCTTCGGCTTTGGCGTTCCATGCCGCTATCTGCTGGTTAATCGCCGCTGCTTCTTCGGCTGTAGCGTCCTGTAATTTGTCGTTGAGGATTTGGATATTATCGTTAATTTCACGCAGCGTATCGGCATCCTCTTTCCACAGTGGCGTATTATCGTCTGTAGCCTTACCGGCATTTCGTATGGCATCGGCTTTCTGTTCCCATAACTCTATCTGCTGGTTAATCAGTACCGCTTCCTCGGCAGATGCTGTTTGCAGTTTGTTATTAAGGATTTGGACATTATCTGTAATTTCTTTTAGCGTGCTGGCATCCTCCGTCCACTGCGGTTTAGCCGCTCCGGTCACTTTCCCGGCTCCAGCAGTAGGGGTGTAGGTGTAATCTGAGGCGTTGGGCTTATCCATATCCAGTTTGGGTGCCGGTGTCTTTGGCTTGGATACATCTACAGCCACCTCCACTTTTTGTTTGCCCAGCCCCAGAATGTTTTTAAGCCATTGCCATGCCTCCTTACACTTTTCTACCAGCCACTCGAAAGCCTTGGCCAGGCCATTCATTATAGCGTTTGCCAGCGGTTTTATGGCTTCCCAAACCTTATCTACGATTTTCCTAAAACCATCGCAGTTTTTATAAGCGGCTATCAGCCCCGCCACCAGTGCGCCGATAGCGGTAATGATTAAGCCTATCGGGTTGGCGGTCAGTACCAGATTAAGCACTTTTTGTATGGCAGTCCACGCAGTAGTAGCGATAGTAACCATTTTCTGCGCAGCAGCCACAGCCACTATGCGGGTCTTTAATATCGCCTGCTGCACATTCATAGCCTTTACCGTCTTAATCAGCCCACCGACACCCATAGCTGCCATGCCGATTTGTGCGGTCAAATCCACATAGGGTTTGACATCGGTATAGATAGCGGACAAATCAATTAAACCGGATAATCCGTTTTTCAAATTTTCCTGCATCTGTATTTGCCGCTCCTGCTGCTCTGCCGTTCCCTGCGTTGCCGCCTTGACTGCATCCATGTTTAGCTGTATGTTTGCCAGCGTCTTTATGTACTCCAGTCCGGCATCCTCTCCGGGGCCTCCGAAAATGTCGGCTATGGCAGTGCCTACGGCTGCGCTACTGGCGGGTAATTCGTTCAGCTTCGCCGCAACCATCTGCATAACGTCAAAGGTGGTTATACTTCCGGCCTGCAAATCCGCCTGTACTTTCTCAGCAGATATGCCGATACCGTTAAGCGCGTCAGCCGTGGCAGTGGTCATTTCACGGATACGCAAATTACCCTCCTTGATAACGTCCACGCCCTTGTCGGAAAATACGCCCTGCTGTGCGGCATTGGTGGTTATGGCTATAAAATCCTCTGCCGATAGTCCAGCCTCCTTGAAATAGCGCGGATATTCCCTGACCGTATCGATAAAATCGCCTCCCGCGTTTGCGCCGCTAACCAAACCGTCCTGTACCAGCTTCATAGCATCCTCCATGCTGATACCAAAACCTTTGGATAGTGCATTTGCCGCCCGCAGCGTTTCGTTAAAATCCGTACCGAAATGCTCAGATACCGCCTGTACCTTGCTGCGCAGTTTTACCATTTCCTCGCCTGTTTTCCCGGTCAGCTGTGTTATCGCTATGTTTGCTGACTGCAAACCTTTCATGCGGTCTGAAAACTGCGACAAAGCAGACGAAACGGTACTAACCGTGTTCGTAATGGCATCTATTGCCTGTACGCCTTGGCTCCAGTTTATCAGTGACTTTTTAAGGTTCTCTGCCGGGGCGATTGCGGACTGTAGGACTTTTTTAAGCCCCGCCGCATCGGTGGTCAGTTCCTTAAACTCTTTGCTATCACCGTCCAGTCTGAATGTTATACTAATAGTGCTTTTGCCCGCCATAGTATCTTTATATTAGTTCGTCACCTAATTTTCTAACCAAATTCTCCATACGCCTGCGCTGCTGCTCCGGCGTTATATCTTTCCGTTTCTTCTTCGCCTCCACTTTCGCCCTGTCCCACGGAAACGGTAGTAACTTTTCCGGCGTTACCTTATGCCGTTTATCCAAATGCGGCTGTATAACTATCGTTGCTAATAGCCGCATCCGTTGCCAGTTGTCCTTAAAATCAGTATCGCGCTGCTCTGCATAGGCTTTATAGACCGCTGCAAATTCTTCAAAATCCAGTTTGCAGAAATCATCATAACTCAGCCGTATGCAGCCCAGCGCGATACCCAGTAATTCTAATATGCCGTAGGGCTTTAGCTTTTTTTTTCTAATCCCTCGGCATTATCCACAGTGTTTTGCTGCATCTGCGTAGCCCATGCGGTCATATCCTCCGGGTTAAGCGCATCGGCAAAATCCATCAGCGACATTTTGAAATCTACGCCGTCCGCTGCTGAGGCTGAGGCCACGCAGCAATACAGATAAGTACACAAATCGGTTAGGCTGTTACTGGTAATCTCCGTTACCTCTTTGCCTGCTTCTTTCTTAAAGCGCAGCATAGCCCCCATCGTAGGACGGCACGGATATGCCACGCCATTAATCGTTACTTCTATCTTTGCCATATCCTATTAGTTTACTCTTCCGGTGTGTTTTCAGTAATTGCGCTTTCGTCCAGTGTGGTAGGCTCGCCGTCATTTTCCAGCGAAATGCTATATGTACTGTCATCCTGCGCGGGGTCTGTGCGCTCCAGCGACGCGATAACGCATTTACCTACCAAATAAGGGGTTTCGCTTTCGCGCTCCATACACTTAACCTCAACCGACGCACCGGCTTTCCACAGTGCAAACAGCGATTTGTAGCCGTTTTCGGTTTCGTCGTAAAATACAAGTCCTTCGCCGGAAATGCTATAGGACAAACCCACCACGCCTTTCTTCTTCCAAAGGCCGCTTGCCATAGCCGCAGTGGCCACGGGCTTTACGGCTCTTTCCTTGGTTTCGCTGTTAAACGTAGTAGTGTGGCTGGTGCAGCTGCCTATCGCTTTGCCGCCCACATACAGCAGCATATCGCTACCGTTACAATATCCAGTCTTAGCCATAATCTTTTCTATATTTTAACATTAAACATAAGTTGCTGTACATAGGCATCATCCTGCCATGCTTCCTCACTGTCTGCCAGATAGCAGCTACGCATAACCAGCCCGTTTACCTCGCCTTGTTTCCCATCCAGTGCGCTGCGCACGGCTTCTGCCAGTTCTACGCCCTCCGTATAGTGTTCCGTATAACAAAGTATCTCTATCCCTACCATGTCAGCACCCCGCCCGGATTTAACCGGGGTTTGCTCCAACTGCGCACGCCTGTACACGATATACGGCAGTTCCGCGCTGTCCTCAACCACCGGGAATACCTTTTTTACCCGTGCGGATACCTCACCATCCGATATAAGGATAGACCGGATTATTTCACCGGCACTTAAACTTGTCTTACCTACAGCCATACTTTTTTGCTACTCTAAAAACATTATCAGTTACCATGTTATGAATATCGGCAGTAACGGTATCCCGTACTCCGTTCAGCGTCTGGGACATGAAGCCGTAACGCCTCATCCGTCCGGTACGGTGCGCAGACCTGCGCCGTGCGGCTCTTTTGCCGCCGCTGCTTTTCGTCTTTCGCTCCTTAGTACCTTCTTCCACCCAGATTAACACGGGCTTTTTAAGCCCCTGCCGGTTGGTGTGAAATCCCGCTTCGCCTTTGCCATTCTTGCCCGCCCGCTTAGTTCCGACTGTCACCCGAAAACCGGCTTTACGCTTGAATACGATAGACCGCACGCCCTTTTCCAAATCCTTGTTGGAATGGACGCTGTTACGCAGATTGTTTACTGCCACCTTGCGTACCTTGTTGGCTTCCTTGCGAAAACCGCCTTTTATCGCCTGTAGTCTGCGCTTCGGTTCCAGTTCAGCAAATAACTGCTGCAAATTCTTATCGTCGTAGTCTATGCTTTGGGCCATAATGGTATCTATTCATTAACTCTTTCACACAGCAGGGTTTTATACCCTTTATCCAGATTAGGTACGATATTCGTCACGGTATAAAGGTAGCCGCCCAGCTGCTGCACCCTCCAGTTTTCCTGCACCGGGTGCGCATCCCGTATGTTAAACTCTACTGTGTAGTTCGGAAAATGCTCGCCTACTTCCTCGCTCATATTTCCGGTAGCCCTCACACGTTCAGCCCATACGGTGCGCGTCTTGGTGTATGTCACCGTTTCCGCGCCCATGCGGTCTGTCACCCGTTTAGGCTCCAGCAGATTTAACCTGTATTTCAGTGCGCCCGCTCTCATTCCGTAACGTCATCTACCAGTTTGCGATACGGTTTGATTAGGGCTTGCAGTGTATATGGCACTTCCGCCATCTGCACGCCGCTAACGGCTTCGCGCTGGTTGTACCAGTGTCCGGCTATCAGCAAAACCGCCTGCTGTAACGTGGCTGGCAGATGCTCTCCGCCGCCCATAGCCAGCAGTTCATCGCTGCTGCGGTTGGTCGCCTCGGTTACATACTGTTCCGCTGCTTCCAGCAGGTGCGCCAAATACTGGTCATCATCGCTAAAATCGTCAGCCCTAACGTGCTGCTTTAATAGTGCTATATCCACTGTAGCCATAATCAAACTATGTTATCCTGTTACAATCCTTACCCCGTTTACGCGCCCACGCCTGCTGCCTTGCACTTTGCCAGCGCAAAAGCCTCTGTGCGCAGCGTGGTAGTGCCGTAGTTCACGTTAAGCACGAAATCCACAGCGTCTTTGCGTGCCTGGCTGTACGGGTCGATAATAAACGAAATGTCGCCAAACAAGCCCATAGGCTGATAACGCCAATCGCCCAGACCTATATAGCCCTCGCCGATATAGTTCGTGGTGAATACCGGCAGACCTGCGATATGGTCGTTTTCGCAAACCATAATGCCACTGCCCGCGTCTTTCGGGGTCGCCTCGGCGATAGCTTTCTGCGCCTTGGTCATCACAAAGCAAAGATGCTCACCGTCTACACCCGTAGCCAGTACTTTTGCTTTGAGGCTGTTAAACTCCTTAAACGTGGGTTCTGCGCTCACCTCTACGGGGCTGCTTGCCAGTGCCACAAACGGGCCTACCAGCGTGGTAGCACCTGTTACCTTTGTGGTGCTGAAAAGGATTTTGTTAAGCAGCATAGTTACCGAAAGCGGCATCAGCTTTTTAACAATCATTTCTACCACTCCCTCGGTCTGGTTAATCGCCTGCCGTGTAACCGGGATAGCGATACCGATACGCTGCGGCGAAGCGGTCAATTTAGACATCGAAATTTCGGTGTCAGTCAGTGCCACGCCCTCGCCCTGTATCGTTGCCTCCACAGTTTCGTAGGTTGGCCAAATGTAGTCACCTGCCAGACCGGTAGGCATAGGCAGACCGACTTTATCCAAAATCAGCCCCTCTACCAGCGGGTCTAAAATGTCCTGCATCTTCACCGGCACGATACCGCCTGTGGTCACGTCCGCCACCATCACCAAATCACGCATCAGCATAATTTGTGTCTGTCGGCCTGCGGCTACGTTCTCGCGGATAATGCGGTTAGCATCTTCCACCGTAGTAGCGTTTTCGCGCAGATGCTCTACTGCCAGTGCCTGCATCTTCATTTGCAGCAGCTGGTTTTCCCTTACCAGCGCGTTATACTCTGCGGTTTCCGCTTCTGTACGCTCGCGCTGCTCTTTTTCGCACAAATCCGCAATCTCGTTAATGCGGTCGCAGTTAGACTGGTATTTGTCTACTAACTGGCGTGCGTTTACTGTTTTCTTCGTTGCTGTTGTCTTTGGCATACTCTAAAAAACTTTTATGGTTAAACTTAAATCTTATAATAATTGCGCAGCAGCGCGGCGCATTTCGCGCACTTGCTCGCGCAGCTTATCTTCGTTCTTCGGTTTCTCTGGCTCCGGCTCCGGGGTGCGCAGTTCCTTAAACAGTTCCCGCGCCCCCGCCTCACAGTTGGTATCGGGATATGCCGGGTCTGCTGCCAGCGTAAAATCATATATCCCGGTAATCACATTAACCGTGTAGGTTATTACCGTCTTGCCGTCCACACGCTGTACATCACGGGAAACATACGCACTGTCGTAATAATGCGTGCTAAACATGAAGCTACAGCCGGATATGTCACCGCGCCTAACCAGTTCCAGTGCTTTGTCACCGTCCACGGTGTTAGGTGCTTCAAACTCGAAATATACGCCTTTGTCATCCACGCCGTAGGTCAGTGTTCCGGCTCCGTTCTTACTGCGTGCCAAAATCAGCTGCCTATCGTGAAACATGGTCATTTTTATATCGCACCCGTCCAGCAGTTCTTTTGTCACTGCACCCGGTGCGATTACTTCCCGTGCTTCCTCATCGTCATAGTCGTACAGCGGTGCGGACGGCACGCCAAACAGTATAGCGTAGCCGGTAATCGTTCTACTGGCTGCTTCGCCCTCTTGCGCCTCCCTTACCCGCAAATCGGTAACGGTGTGCAGTATTCGGTTTACTACCGTGTTCTTATTCTTCGCCATTGTTGTTATCTCCGTTTTCGTCCGGTTCCTCAGTGGTGCCGGACTGGTTAGTATCTGGTTCATCCGTTGCCGGGGCTGGTTCTGTCGGTACTGGCTCCGGTTCCGGCTGCTTGCTCTGTTCCTCTATGCTCTTTAGGTTGGCGGATACCAGCACAGTATCGCCGCCCTCTACGGCTGGCTTGTTTTCTTCCTGCCTCCATTCGTTCACCGTGTACAGCCCGGCGGCTATCGTCTGGGCTTGGTACTTAACGCGGCTATCCAAATCGCACGCATACAGCCCGCGCCGGTCAAACTGGAATTTGCGTTTGCAGCACAGATTAGGTGCTACTAACTTCCGGTGCAGTTCCACTTCTATTTTTCGCAGCATAGGATTAAGCGTGTTAGTGAGAAAAGCCACGTTAGCCATTTCCGCAGACTTGTAATTATTGCTGGTATCGTCAAACACAAAGGACGGATGCACGCCGAAAAAACGGCATATCTCGCGCACATTGAATTTGCGGGTTTCCAAAAACTGCATATCCGTACTGCTTAACGAAATAGGGCTAAACTGCACTTGCCCCGGCAGTGATACTATACGCTCGCCGCCCCTAAACCGGCTATCCAAATCGGTAGCCGTCTTTTCCAGTTCCTTATCTTGGTACTCTCCAAAGCCACGCACGCCGCTATCGTTGCTGACAATTCCACGGACATTACCACCGTTGGCAAACCGGTTTAGTGTTTCTTGGTCGCCCGTGCTGGTTATATCCAGTGCTATGCGTGCGTAGGCTATGGTAGATAGCCCGGTTTTTCCGTCTATGCTGTAGTTCTTTATGTGCAGTATCTCGCTTTCGTCATACACGCCGCTAATGCCTGCGTAGACATCGTTAATCGTGTAGGTGTCATTAACCGTATCATGCGCCACGGTCGTAGGGTCTACCAGTGCCAGACGTGCCACGGACATAGTAAACGGGTCATAGACCGGCACTATGTAGGCGTTTCCCCTCAGCAGCAGATAGCGTACCACCTGCTGCCAGAAGTCCACAGCCGAAAGCCATTCGCACGGCTGCACGTTCAGCAGATAGTGCATACGGTCGCTGCGGTCTTCCACGAAAATATCGCCCTTTTTGCGCATATACTGGACTGGTAGCATCGCTACGCTGTCTGCCAAAAGATTAACACAGCGGTAAACGGCCGCTATGTTCAGCGCATTAGCAGATGCAAGCAAAGGAAAGCCGCCGCCGGTTCGGGGTGTCCGCCCCGCCGGTTCCTGCTTCGCCTGTGCAGGCTCGCCGCGCCTAAACAAATTCCGTATGTTAATCAAAATACCCATCGCAAAATATAATGTTCTTCTACCTTACCCGGAAAACGCCGTATCTGGTACCAGCCTTTGGAAAAATAAATGTTAAAAATCACCGTTCATAGTCGATAAATAGCCGTAGGCACATCAGTTTCGTAATCACGCCGTCTATCTTCTGGCTCGCTTTCCGCTTAATAGGCTTGCAGTTCTCCAGCCTGTCACTATCCAGCACAGCGTTACCAAAGCAGTAGGCGTTAATCGGGTTGTCGTTAATGAATATATGCCCGGTCTTTGCCCCATGCTCGAAACTTTCCACCGGTGCGGTAAACACTCCGTAGGTCTGTCGCACGCCTTTTATCACGTTCCCGGCACCGGACGCAGCCAGCATATTAATAACTTCCTGCGACTTCCACGGGTCATAGCCGATACCCAATACCCGGACGTGCTGGTTAAGGTACAGCACGTAATCCACTATGCGCCGGTAGTCTATCACATCGCCATCAGTCAGCACCAAAAATCCTTTTTCCGCCCATGTCCTGTACAGCTTTTCGTTTGGGTGTCCCGGCAGTGCGCCGGACGGGAAAAAGTAGGCAGTATGGAAATAGAAGTTTTTTTGTTTGCTGTCGTACATCCCCATAGTCACTGCGCTAAAGTCATCGCTTTCGCTTAGGTCTATGGCTACCATCGCATCCGGCCTGCCCTTGATACCGTCTATGCTTATCGGTCTGCTTATATGCCGTGCCAGCGTGCTACTAATCCAGCTGCGCTGCTCATTCTCTGCGTATGTGTTCAGCAGTTTTGTACGGAAAGCTAACATAGCTTCACTGCCGTTACGCAGTGCGTTTGTGTATTCGTGCCTGTAGAAGTCCAGACTAACCGTTACGTCCAAATGCGGGTGTACCTTGCGCCACGTGCTTTCCTCATCTTCCGGGTCGTCTAAATCCGGCTCGAATATATGAGCAAACAAACTGTCATCCTCATACTCTCCCAGAAGCACGGATTTGTAGCCCTGTAGCATTTCGTAAAACGGGCCATCGAAAACATCAGACGCAGTAGTTATTATCACGGTCAGCGGATTTTCCCGCACACCCATAGACGTAGTTAGCACGGTCAGCAGTTCACTGTCCCGCGCTTGGCTAAACTCATCCATGATAACCGTACTGGCGTTCAGTCCGTCTTTCGTCCGTGCGTTAGCGGTCAGACATTGGGCAAAGGCCGTGCGGTCTTTCCGCCTGCTCTTTACCGTCTGCTCATTGATAACGTACCGGCGTTCTTTTGGGTCTAACTTCCGCATACAGCCACGTATCACGTCAAAGCATTTTTTCGCTTGGTCATTGCTGTTAGCGGCGGTGTAGCTCTCTGCGTTGTTGTCGCCGTACAGCAAATCGTATATGGCCAAAGATGCTGTGCTGGTCGTTTTGCTGAATTTGCGCGGCACGTACAGCACCACTTCCCGGACTACCCGCCTGCCGTCCTGCCAAAAAGCAAAGATGCTGGCAAACTGGAAATACTGTACCGGGGTCAGCCGGTACCGCTGCTGCCCGGCCTTGCCGGGAAAGTACAGACTTTCGTAGAAGTCGCAAAACTGCCACACCTCCGTAGCGTTGATACCGTACTTATCGCACAAATGGAAAAACCGGGCTACTGCCAGCTGCTCGTATAGGTTGTGCGCCTCCGGGTCGCCCGCCACTTCGCGCACATAGTCATCTAACCGGCTATCCACTTCGGTTAGTCGGTAGCGGTCTATGTCGGTGCCAGCCAGCAGCCCTGTTACATCCTCTTTGGCTTGCCTCAGCCTGTCTTTTTCTTCCTCTGTCATTCAGTCTTACCGGGTTTGATTATCTTTGGCTGCTTGCGCTTCTTCGTCAGTTTCTTTGTAAGGTCTGCCAGCGGGTCATCCTCAACCTCCCCGGCCAAATCTTCGGCGGTCAGTCCTAAAGACTTCATCTGCCGGGTTATCAGTTCCTGCGCCTCCTTTGCGATTTTGAAAACCGGGTGCGGTGACAGCTTTTCGCCGTAGCGTGTTTTTTCCCACACGGTCGTTTCAGTCAGCCCGTCTATCTGTTCGTTAGCCATTTCCAGATTACGCATCGCGCTGGCTAATGATAGTACCTGCATATCCAGTCCTTTGCTGTACAGCCTGTGGGCTTTTAGCACCTTGATAATCTCTGTCTTATAGTCGTTTACCGTTTTCGCCATTTTATCTGTATATTTATTCGTTTTCTATTAGATTTAGTCCAAAGTACCGCATTTCCAAAATTTTACATACGAAAAAACAAGACTGGGGGCGAGGTTTAACGGGGTACACCCCCGGTTAAAAAACTACCCCCGGCTCCGACATCAGCCATCACCGAAAAATTTATTTATCACCTGCCGTACTTGCTTTTCGTTGCGTCTGCGTGTCGCCTCCCTGCCACACCTGCCTAACTCCGTGTGTGTCCTAACGTGGCAGTCGTGGCATAGTGCCTGTAGGTTGTGCGGGTCATACATACGCTGCATCCTGTCAGCCGTAGTTATCGCTTCCTCTACCGGTCGTATGTGGTGTACCTCTGTAGCAGGTGTTATCCTGCCCTCAGCTTCGCACCGCTGGCAAAGCGGGTGTGCGGTCAGTGTATCACGCCGAAGCCTCAGCCACCTAACACTATGTATCAATCTGTTATATATCTTATCCTTTGCCATCTGTGTATCCTCCTATCTAAGTTTCCTACTATTATGTCTAACTGGTACCGTTCCGTCCGGTACTCTCTGCGTATTGCTCAGGTCATCAAACATACTGTCGATATACTGCCCGTCATCTTCCGGTAGGTCGTATTTCCTGTTTGCCGCCACTTCCATACGGTCTAACAGAATATGCGCTAATGCGGTCAGCATTTCGCATAGGTTCTTAAACCTGTGTTCCCTCTGCACCTGCTGTAGTTTCTCGTAGGTTTCCGGGTCTAATGATATGTTCACGCGCTTTCTATTGCTCACTGTGTTTACGGATTAAGTAGTTAAGGCTATCTAATAAACTTTGCTGTACGCCTTTCTTCCCCTCCAAAGCCGCGCTGGCTCTCTCATCCACAGTACCGGCGCAAATAAGCCTGTACACAGTAACCGGGTACTGCTGCCCCTGCCTGTGCAGTCTGGCGTTTGCCTGCTGGTATAGTTCCAAATTCCATCCGGTGCCAAACCATACGATATAGTGGCCTCCCTGCTGCATATTCAGCCCATACGCCGTACTTGCAGGGTGTGCCAGAAGCACGTCTATTTTTCCGGCGTTCCAGTCTTTCAAATCCTTTTCGCCTTGATATACCCGGACTTCGTAGCCTTTCAGACGTGCCGTTATACGCGGTATGTCGTGTTTGTACTGGTAAAACACTAATACGCTGCTGCCGTTGGCGGCTTCCACTATCTCTGCCAGACGGTCTATTTTCTCGTTATGGATGCTGTGTACCTGCATATCCTCATCGTAGATAGCACCGTTAGCGTACTGGCTTAACTTGTTCATCAGCCCGGCGGCGGAATTTGCCAGAATGTTTGCAGGCTCGTTTCCGTGTTCCTCTTGAAACTCCAAAACCTTTTCCTTTTCAAACTTCGTGTATGCCGCCATCGTCTTATCGCTCAAATAGACTTTAACCGTGTGGGTAATCATTTCCGGTAGTTGCAAATAGTCCTTTGCCTGCATGGATAGGCATATATCGGCTATCTTGTTCCGTATAATGTCCTCACAGCCTTTTTTCACGTCACAGCGGACTATTATGTTATTCCATTTGTGCGTTTCAAAGTAGGTTTCCCGGTACTTGGTAATGGATTTGCCCAGTCTTTCGCCTTGGTCTATGCAGTACATCTGCGCCCATAGGTCTATCAGCCCATTTGGTGCCGGTGTTCCGGTCAGACCGATAACACGTTTTACACTCGGTACGGCTATGCGCATAGCCTTAAACCTTTCGCTTTTGGCACTCTTAAAACTGGTCAGTTCATCAATAACCAGCACATCAAATGGCAGCTTACCACCATATTTGCCAACCAGCCAAACAAAGTTATCCCGTCCGGTCACATATACATCGGCTTTCTGTGCCAAAGCCATGCAGCGTTGTTTTTCCGTTCCGATAACCTTAACCACTTTGAGGTCGTGCAGATGCTCCCACTTTTCCGCCTCCGTACTCCATGTGGTTTCCGCTACCTTTTTAGGGGCCACTACCAAAGTCCGGCTAATTTCGCAGTCATCTATCAGCCACTGTAATGCTGTCAGTGTAGATACCGTTTTGCCCAGACCCATGTCCAGAAACAGACCGCATCGGGGTTTGTCGATAATCCACTGCATCGCTGTGCGCTGATATTCGTATGGTCTAAAAATCATGGTCTGCTGTTTTATAGGGTTCTAACATTCGGTCTATATCCTCTTTGCTCTTACACACGCTAACTGTATGTCCTAATCTCAGCATCTGCGTTATACGTATGCGCTGCATAGTCCGTAGCTGCTGCCCCCTGCTTTTCAATTCCACCCACAGGGTAACGCCTTTTGGCAGCAGGCAAACGCGGTCTGGAAAACCTACCATGCCGGGGTTACTGTACTTTAGGCAGATACCACCCAATTTTTTCACGCTGTCGGTCAAATACTGCTCTATCGCTTTTTCCGATACTTCGGCGTGCTTCACTATATTTTCTATGCTTCGTTTCATTGTCTACAAAATTTTTATGCTTTCTATAAATACCCCTTACACGTATACAGATATGCGTTTTTATCTGTAAAAGTGGGGTTATATCTCTGTATTATATTACTTATCTACTTTCTATATATATTTTGTTTACTTTGTTGACATATAGTATAAAGTATTGATTTATAATTGTTTTCGTGTCAACAAAGCGTGTCAACAAAGCGTGTCAACAAAAAAACACGTTGACTTTTTATTTTGCAGGACTAATCTACGTTGCCAGTCTTTTCTGTTGACATTTCATATTTTGTTGCCACTTTGGTTACTTATAAATCTTCCTCATTTTCTGCATTATCTATGCGCCTGTATGCTCTCTGTCTACCGTACCATCTTTCAGCGTGCCTGCTGGTGCTTATCGGCTCCCAGTTAGGCATACTTCCTATTAACTTGTTTACACGCCGGGCCAGGTATTTAAATTCTTTGTCGGAAATCTCCCTGCCCAGTTGTTCGCAAATAAACTCTGCGGCACATACCCGGCTGCGCATTTCCACGCCGTCCGCCTGTAGCGGGTCTGGCGTGCGTATGTACCTGCGTCTGTCCGGTATGTCACGTGTGGGCCAGTCCGCCGGTAGTTTCATGTCCAGAAACTTATGAAGCATCGCCACTATCGGGTCGTCGCTGTCATCGTTATATGCTTCCTGCCTCTGGCGTGCCTGCGCCTCCAGCTGGTCATCCAGATACAGTTTTTCGCCCCTGCGGTAGTATTCCACCGCTTCCGCCCAAATCTGGTCACGGTCGCGGTCTAACGCTTCCTGCCAGTGCTGGTACTTGCGCAGTGCCGGGTCTACGGCTATCACCCAGAAACGCCGGTTCCCGTTGTCGCCTTTGAGGAATAACGCCTCATTTGTCGTACCGCAGAAAACGCACTGTCTGGGGTGGTTCTCTTTCCGCCTGCCGTATGCAGCCCGGTAGCTGTCATCCCGTTTGGATAGGTAGGCTTTCACGCTCTCTACATCGCTGCGCTTTATGCTTACCAGTTCGCCCATCTCGATAATCCATGCGCCGCGCAGTTGCTCCATGCCCTCTTTGCCCTCGGTGGTCGTTATGCTGTCGTTAAACCATTTGCCGCCCATCTTGCCCAGCAGCGTAGATTTTCCGGCACCCTCCGGGCCTGTGAGGATTAGGCAGTAATCGTATTTGCATCCGGGCTGGAATATCCGGGCTACCGCAGCAGTGAAATGCTTGCGCGTCATGGTGCGGTTTAGTTCCGTGTCCTCCGCGCCGATATAGTCAATAATCAGCCGCTCCAGACGTGGCGTGCCGTCCCAGTGCAGCCCGTTAAGATAGTCCCGGATAGGATGGTAGCTGTGCCGGGTCAGTATCGCCGCCAAAGCGTCATATATTTTGTCTTTCCCGGTTATGTCGTAGTTACGTTCCAGCCATACGCGCAAATTGGCATCGTCCCGGTCGCTCCACTGTGCCGCCTGCCGGTTCCACGGCAGACCGCCCGTTATCACATCGTACCCGGTAAACTCATCGTGCGTAATGCGCCCTTTCAGTGCCGGGTCGTTTTCCAGCACCAGTATTATGTTTTGGATGCTGCCCAGCAGTTTGCCGGATTTGGTGTACTCCAGTTCGGCTTTCCACTCATCGTTATAATCTTCCGGCATTTCCACATCGCCGAAGTCATCAGCCACGGACGCGCTGCGCTCCCGTGCCATCAGCAGTTTTACGTTTTTGTCAGCCGCCGCCATTTCCTGCATCGCCGCAAAGGACGGTTTACGGGTCACATCCGTAGCCCTGCTGCCCTCATCCTTTGCGCCGTACAGGTGTATGCGGCATAGGTCGAAAGCGTTGCACAGTTGGCGGCTTGCCGGGTCTGTTTCGTGGTGGCTGTAGGCAAATTTGTTTTCGTAGCATACCAGACCGCCCGCCACGCTGCCCAGCTTGTATGTGTACCGTCCGGGTGTGCCTGTCGGTTCGTAGCAGTCTGGCAAAAACCGCTCTATCGCTTCCTCTATAGTGTAGGCCCGGCAAAACGCGCCGATTAGTCCGGGCTTCTCTGTCGGGTCGCCCGCCTTTTTAATTTCATGCGCTATTACCGTGTTCTCCCTGCTGGACATAGGCCACGCGCTGACATCGTAGGGGTCTACGTACTGGGCCAGTATCTGGTCTACGTTGCACGCCGGGCCGTCTTGGTACTCAAAGACAAAATCAGCATCTTTGGACGTGCTGGGCCAGTAGAAAAGTCGTGGCAGTTCATAGGTGGTATCATCGAATAAATCTATACCCAGTTCTGCCGCTATCTTCCGGCAAACCGGCTCGTATTCCGCTGGGGTCACTTGTCGGCTCAGTGGAAATACCAGACGGTACCGGGGTGCAGCTTCGCTGTGTTTGTGCGTGCTGTAAAGCATTGCGGCGAAATTAAAGGCCATAGTAAAGTCATCCCAGACGTTTACCGTGCCGTAGTCTATATCAAGCGTAGCCACGCTGCGGTACAGCACATTTGTATTTTTGCGTATTCCGCCGCTCAGATACCCGCCGACAAAACCGCCCACGTCCTTTACGTTGCTTTGCTCCTCTCTGCTCATGCGTGCGTACTCTGCCGCCGTTTCTCCGGTACGCTTTGTTTCGCTGCACCTCTCCAGCAGTTCAGACCATTGCCAGTGCCGGTTACGCCACTTCTTCGATACCCGGCTGTGCGCTGTGGCTAAATCTATCGTAAAATCATATTTCAGCTTAAATTTCATGGTCTATAATGTTTTGGAAATACGCCACATTCTCAGCATCGCAGTAGATTGTTACCGCCCGGTGCTTTTCTTGGCTTGTACCCACACGCAGCGCGTATGGCTTCGCCTCATCGTCCAGACGGTCGTACAGCCTATGCAGCTGCTCCGCCGATATGTCAGCAGATATGCTTTTCAAATCCTTTTCGTCCATAGCTCAGTCCTCCGGGATATAGTCTATACAGCCGTCCTGCGCATCGCCTACCGGGTTGTCGGTCAGTTGGCACTCGCTGCCCATATAGGTATGTATGCAAAGCGCACAGTTACCGCAGTTCCTCGGTTTGGGTGCTTCCATTTCCTCTTTGTGTTTCTGTGCTTTCAGTTGCAGGAATGAAAGTATATGCGCTATTACTTCGATAGTCCAGCCGTTGCCCAGCATCTTGTACTGCTGGGTGTTGCTGCATCCCCATTTGTACCAGTCCGGCACAGTCTGTAGCCGTGCGCACTCGGTAGGTGTCAGCCTCCTAATGCGTACTTCCGGCGCGTTTTCGTCCGCTATCGCATACGCTCCGCCTGTCAGACTTGCGCAGCACGCCGGGGCTTTGTGGTTAATGTCGTACACCCGGTTTTGCTGGTACGGTTGCTGTCCGTTATTGCTTTCGCCACTTGGGTTAAGCTGTTTTGTGTTATTGCTCATAATCAAATTATTTTCCTGCCACGCATTGGCCGTCAGCGTGGGTGCTTTGTCCGTATAAATCTTACCTGCATTGTAACCGTGCGGCCGCTGCATAAGCAGGTTATCTTTTTCCACTGTGGTTAGGCAGTTCGTTTTACCCTCAACCGGACACGGTTCTAAACATTGGCGGTTTTTGCCGTCTATCATCCTGCCCCGTGAGGCTACGCAGATTATATCACTGTATGGCATATCGCAAATTACTAATGTCGCCCCGTTTGCCTGTGAGCCTTTGTAAGAAGTTGCCAGCAGCGCAAATGCTTTTTCCTTGTATCCTCTTAGGTTCATCAGCAGCCGGTCTACGGTTGTTTTCATTATTCCACTAATACTAAATCGTCTACTCCTTTGCCTCCGATTTTAAGTGCGTGCATCTTCCCCCCCCCCGCTGTGAAAAACAGCCCCGAAGCCGTTGCCGGCCTCAGCGTTTCGCCTTTTGTGTTCTAACAGTTTCTGCACTACCTCATCGGATAGGTAATATTTTTCGTCTACGTCCGCATCATCTTCCAGAATATCGCGCAGCAGTATGCCTCTATCTTCTGGCTGTGGAATGTCCGTGTAACAGTCGCCTAACAGCGTCCGGGCTGTGCGTATGTTAGCCCAGTATATGCGTTTCCGTATCTGTGCGGAAACTAATGCGCTGTTAATGTGTACGCCTTGCAGTCCGATAGCCTCGGATAGTACCTTTTCCCACTTTTTGCCCATTTCCACGTTTTCCAGCAGGAAATAGACATTTGGGTTACTCTCTCTCAGCTCTTGCAGTATCCGTACATACTCCCAAAACAGATAGCTTTGCCCCTCAAACTCAAAGCCCGCCTGCTTTAGTTCTAAATACCGCTCCAGCGTATATACTTCTTCGTTCTGCTTCGTACTCATCCCGGCACGCTTTCCGGCGAAACTGAAAGACTGGCATGGGCTTCCACCCATCAGTAAATCGATATGCCCCAGTGTCCGTGCGTCTATGTTTCGCACATCGCCCAGTTGTATAGTATCGGGAAAATTAAGCATGGTTTGGGCGATAGCGAATTTATCTACCTCACTGGCATAGTAGGTGTCTACTTTAATGCCCAGCTGCCGTAACGCTATCTGCCCGCAACTCATACCGTCAAATAAACTTAGTACCCTCATATTCTTAATTTTTCTATTTTGTCTACTATCTCGGCACTGTCGCCGCCGTCCTTAAACCTTTTTAGGCACCAGCCGCAGACATCACGGTAATTTCCATTTTTGAAATACACCCGCCATTTTGCCCGTCTGGCTCTGTCATGGTCTATACTACATAGCACCCCCCTCCGGTACTGGTGGGTCTAATTCTGGAAATAGTGTTAGTTGTTTTTCTCGTATCTCCATATCTGGGTATTTAATGCCCGGCTTTCGCCGGGCTAAAGTTTAACTGCTAAAGATTAACTGTTTAGGGGTAAAAATGCTGAAACGGGCCTAACTCGACCCTGGCCCGTTGCCTTAGTGCCGTAGTACGCGCTGCCATAGCCGAGGGGCAAACTCCACGCATAGGTCGCGCTGTACTGTGTGCTGCTCCAGTACCAATCATTACGCAGCGGTTCGCCTCCTACGGCTTCCAGTGCAGCGTTAATCTGGGTAAAGTGTGCCAGAATAAAATACAGTTCGCCCAGACTGGGTATATACTCATCATCAGCGATACCCATGTTAAGAATGTCCCGTATATCGTCTGTGGCGGCTTTGCCGTCCATGTCCTCTGCGGCACGGTGGTAGTCGGTAATAAAGCGTGTGCCGCCTTGCTGTGTTGTCAGTTCTACATCGTCATCGCTTATGTCGGTCAATGCCAGCACCAGCGATTTGCCGCCGAATTTTACGCCTACACCAATACAGCCCTGTGCTGATACTTCCTGTCCGGTATATGGCACAGCCGTTTTTCCGTACATCAGATAAATGCCGTCTGCCAGTTCGGTAGTCGGTTTGCTCTCCGGCTGTGGCTCCGGTTCGTTACCCATCACGAAATCATAACTTTTCTTTGCTATTTCCTCATCAAAGCCGCAATCCTTAAATATGAAGTAACGCAGCATCTGTTCATTTGTTAATTTGCACATATCAATACTGGTTTAATTTGTTAATGTTCTTCTTTACTTTCGCTACGCACTCATCGCCCACATAGCTGTTAGCGGCTTCGCCCCGTGCGCTCAGTATCTCATCCTCCAGCCCGTCACCGAAGCCGTGGAAAAAGCACAGAAACTTAGTGCCGTTGGATAACTCCACTACATAGGGCTTATCGTCCCTGTAGTCAAAATCTTCTTTCTCCAGACCGCTAACGCTCACCGTGTAGTTAGGGTTAAACTCTATTACATCGTGGTGGGCAGTCCAGCGTTTATCACCGTACCGCTTTATAGCGGCGTAGTAAAATCTTAAAAATCGTCTTTCTGTCATATTCTTAGTCTTTTAGGTAGCATGGTGTCGTATAACCTGCGCCTTTCAGCGGCAAATCCCGGCACCAGCCAATAGGTTTGCAAAAAATGGCTTCCACGTCCTGTAGGGTCTGCCCCGGTTCCGCTTCTACCACTATCTCATCGTGTATGTGGAATACGATATTAAGCCCCGCTTTGTCGGCTCTCAGAATGATATAGCCCAGAATGTCACGGGCGATAGCCTGTACCACATTCTCGGTCAGCTTTCCGCCATAGGTGCGTATCTTTTCCCACTTCTTCGTAGTCTGGTTCAGTCCCTCATACTCTATAATCTCGTGGTCGCCTCTCCATCCGTCCCCGGTTTCCACTCCGATAGTGGCACGCGGGTAACAGATAGTGCGCCCGGACGGTAGGGTAATAAGCAGCATACCCCAGCGATACGATACCACTATGCCCCGGTTAATGGTCACTTCTTCGCCGTACTTAATGGCACGCACAGCAGCGGTTTCTATGATAGTCCAAAACTTGACTATGCGCGGATTTGCAGACCTCCAGCGGGTCATAATGTCTTTTTCTTCCTGCTGGCTCAGCCCCATACGGCTACCGCCCATGTTCTCCAGCGCAGCCACGCCGCCGCCGTAGCCCAGTGCCAGTACGGCTATTTTTCCCTTTTGTCGAAGCTCTGCGTTTTCGCCGTGCTTCTCTACCTTGCACTTAAACATCTGGCTGGCGGTAGCGCAGTAAATATCACCGCCCGCACGGAATACATCCAATACCCACTGCTCCCCAGCCAGCCACGCTATTACCCGTGCTTCTATCGCCGAAAAGTCGCAGACATGGAATGTGCAGCCGGACTTTGCGATAAAAGCCGTGCGTATCAGTTCGGATAGTACATAAGTGGGGTTAGCGTAGTTTAGCTCGAAATCGTCTAAATCGCCTGCCTTAACCAGCGTCCGCGCATAGTCCAAATCGGGCAAATGGTTCTGTGGTAGGTTCTGCACCTGTACCAGCCTGCCTGCCCATCGTCCGGTACGGGCTGCGCCGTAGAATTGCAAAAGCCCGTGTATCCGTCCGTCATCGCAGACACACTCCAGCATAGCGCAGTATTTTTTTGTAGACGTTTTGCCCATTTCACGCCTAATGCGTAAAACTTTCTGTGCCTTTGGCCAGTAGGTTAGCTGACTTTCTATATCATCCAGATTTTTTTTGTTTAGGCTGTCGATAGATAGGCCGGTAGCCCTGTGCAGGTACTCTTTGATTTGCGCCGGGCTGTTGGGGTTCGGCATACCGGTTAGGGCTTTGGCTTCTTCCAGCAGCCGCGCTTTATATTCATCATCAAAGCGCGTAGCGTTTTCAGCCAGTTGCCTATCCAGTAGCACGCCACGGTCGTTTATCCGTTGGTCTACCGTGTACAGTCTTTCGTCAAATTCCGCCGGTTCCAGCCTGCGCACTTTGGCTAATATCTGCTGCTCTACCTCAACGTCCCGGATATTGTACTGCTTGAAAACCTCCCATCTGTCCGGTGCATCCGCTGGCAAATGCCGTTTGCCTTTGGTCGGTGTGGAAAAATAGCGGATTAGTGTTTTGCCCTCTTTCATTTTTCCGTTCTCCAGCCTCAGCACTTCGCCGCACTGTTCCAGTGATAGCGGTAGGCCCATACGGGCTGCACGCACCATCGTACACCGCCACTGCGCCGGGTCTAACGGCTTGCCGAAAAAGTATTTGCCGATACAAACACGCTCAAAGGCGGCGTTAAATGCCGTCTTGGTAACTGCCGGGTCGGTCAGTGCGGCAAACACATCATCGGGTATTTTTTCGCCCTGCGCCAAATCCACGCATTTTACCGGGCTACCGTCCACGCTGTACCCAAATAGGATTATAGCGAAATCCGGTGCCTCCACATAGCGGTAAACGCCGCAGCTTTTCAAATCGTGGCTGCTGTAGGTTTCTATGTCTATCCCTATCTCGCGCATCGGCTAATCCTTTCTCGGTTCGTTATACCGCATTTTCAGATTAACCACTTTGCGCAGCCTCTCTATGTCGTGCTGGTCTGCCATCTGTCCGCAGACAAACTGCACGGCACCGGTCAGCAGCATAACATCTATAGACCTGCCGGGCTGGAAATTGTCGCCTGCTTCGGCTTTCGCTTCCCACAGCCACGTAGCCGCCACTATCAGAATGTCTGCCAGTTCATCGGTCGCCGTATTATGGATTTTAGCCCCGTAGAACGCTGCAAAATCTTCATCCGATAGTTTGCCCGCCTGCGCTATTATTTCGTCAAATTCAGGCGTTTCTGTGGCTCTGTCGGTCGCTTTCCAGTATTCGCCCAGTTCCATGCGCAAAGACTGGATGCAACCTACACCCGTGGTATCTTTGCCCCGCTTCGTTGCCGCTGCGTGGCATCGTTCCGCTATGGTTAATAATATCTCTTGCATATCGTTTCCTTTTAATAGCCCGGTGCAGGATGCACCCACACCGGGCAAATGTTATACGTTTAGGTCGTTGGCGATTTTCCCTATAGCCATCAGACCCATAGCGACTACTATTTGGTTCTGTTCTTCTTTGCTTTCCAGCAGTTCGTTAAAATCTATCTCCACGCTGTCTGTAGCGTCCATAGCTTCTATAATCGGCTTGCTGGCTTTAGCGTCAATGGCAGTAGCGGATAGTTTGATTAACGCCTGCTGTTCTTCGGTCAGTTTTACTACTATCTGTTTCATAGCCTTACAAATCTTCGTCATCCTCCATATCAAGGTCGGCAAAGTCGCTTTCGGCAGATGCTCTGCCGCCCAGTCGCTCGTCATCCTTGTATTTCATAATGTTGTTAAGCCCACACGCCACGCCACGGTTTCCGTTTACGTCATAGGCGTAGAATGTTACCGACACGATAGCCCAAACGCCGCTATATATATCGTCCTCATCTACGATAGGGGCTTTGTTCTTGTCTACGATACCGGGGCGCGTGTTGCTCTTTGCGTTCACGTAGAAGTGTCCGGCATATACATCGTCATCGTCTTTGTCTGTATCGCCGTCACGCAGCGGCATATCCAGTTTTTTAGGTTCTTTGCCGCCCCACTTCGATACGATACCGGATTTTCTGGCTGTTTCGATAGCCTGCTGGATAGCCTTAATGGTTTCCTTTTCCTCTTTCGGTATCAGTACGTTTGTCATATACTTGCCGCTGGCGGTGTCACCGTCCGGGGCAAACTTGCTAAATACGTGGGTGTAACTCAGTCGGCACGGGCCGAAAACTACTTTGGTTTCTTTTACGATTGGTGTAATCATTTCTGTAAAATTTTGATGTTAAACACTTTATTTGTCTTTGTTGCTTCTAAATCCGTGTACCGCTATGCCCAGCAGGATAGCCAGATACAAAGCCCAAAACGGATGCTGCATAACGAAATCAAACACTACCTGCATAGGCTCATAGGTTTATGTTTTTGAAATCGTCCGCTACCGGGTCTATCGCCGGGCGTTTGTCGCTTTCCGGTGCCAGTGTCGGTTTGCCCTGCGGCTTTTCGATATAGTCACTACAGATAGCGGCAAACTGTTTCTTTCCTACCAGCTTCTCCAGTTCGGTAATGGTTCGCAGTTCCTGCGGCTTGTATATCTCGGTGGTCTTGTATCCGGCTTTGTTCAGTGCCACGGCTGCGGCTTCTTGGTCGGTAATCTTCCGGACGCTGCGCCCCTCTACGATTTTCCAGCCGGGTAACTGTATGCCGCTTAACGCCTGCTGTAGCGCGTAATCCTCCACGCCTGCTAACCATGTCTTAACCGTAGCCAGCAGCGGCAGTACGTCCGTGGCCAGTTCTTCCGGGCTTAACAGTTTCGGGTCTGGGTGGTCTGAGGCTGCGCCGGTGCATTTCTGAGTAAGCACTCGGCAGATGCTTTTCACTTTGCAGAATTGGCACCAGTCGCCCGGCACCTGTACGCCGTTCTCGCCGTATGCCTCGTTTGCTTTCGGTATCAGCGTTTCATCCGTCCATGCCAGCAAATCGGATACGGATAGCTCAAACTCGCTTAGGTTGTCGATACGCGGCTGTACTATGGTCATGCGCACCCGGTCTATCTTGTACTCGAAGTTAAACCGGTCGTATGCGCCCAGCGCGTATATCATCATCTGCGGGTTTCGGTATGCGGATACCCTAACGCCTTTGCCATACTTGAAGTCTATCACCTCCATAGTGCCGTCTGCGATTATGATAGCATCGGCAGTACCGAAAGCGTCCGGGATATAATTGCTGAAATCCAGACGGGTTTCTATCAGCAGCTGCGCATCTGCCACGCTGGCGCGTGCGGCGTTGTACTTCTCCAGTACGATAGTTTTGTATGTGTCCGTGTATTCGTCCATTTCCCCGGTGTGGTACTGGCTATCCAGTTCGGCTATCTCTGCCGCCTCATCGGAAATGTCACGGCCTAAAAACTCTTTCAGTTTTATAGCGCAGTAGGCGTGCGCTAATGTTCCCTCTGCGGCATAACTGCTGCCGCTGTCCTCTACTGTCGCCTCCAGCCGCGGTGCGGCTGTGCAGTTAATCCACCTGTGCGCGGCGGACGGGCTTAATAGTGCGTGTGCTCCCATAGGTCAAAACGGACAATCTTCTATTAGTTCATCGCCTTTTACCTGTACGGCATCGCAGCACGCTATGAATTTGGCGCGGCTCTCGCTGTCGGGTAATGCGCTTGGCTTTTCTGCGCCAAACATCGCCGCCGTGTTCTTAAACCATCCGGTCAGTACCCGGTGCCACTTCTTGTACCCCTCGCTGTCGGTTTTTTCCTTGTAGTTCTCGCCCTCGATACGCTTGCGGGTTCTATCCATTGCCGCCCGTACATCTACCTCGGTGTACTCTTTTGCCCCCTCTTGGGCTGGTTCCGGTTCCCGCTGTGGTTCGGGTGCAGGCTCTTGCACCGGGGCTGGTTCCGGTTCCGGCTTTGTCGCTTCTGGCTGCGGTTCCGGTTCTTCGGATGCTGTGGCCTGGCCATCGGTCGGGGTCGGCTGGTTGGTTACTTCCGGCTTCGGTTCCGGTTGGGGCTTTGCCGGTTTCTTGTTCCTCGGTGCTGCTGGCAGTTCCGCCACCTGCGCCGGACGGTTCACTACGGACGAAAGCAGCGTAAATAGTTCGCTGTTAAGTCCGATACTAACCTGTACGTTAATCTGGATTGGTTGCATAACTTGTTTGATTTATAGGGTAAATTCTTTTTTGAAATCTGCGTCATTCTGGATAAACCATACTAAAGCGGATAGTAAGCCGCGTTTGCTTCCCGGTTTAGCCACACTGCATACACCGTTTTTCTTTTGCTCATCGGTAGCGATAAAGATGTAGCCGTTTTTAGTTTCCGGCTTAAACGGTTTGATTTGCGCTTTTAGCTTTTTGAAGTTGATAGCCATAGTAGATAGGTTTTATGCTTCGTCATCATCGGGTAACTTTATCTTTCCCTCTTTTTCCCAGCGCACCATCAGACGGTACGCGATATATCCGGCGGCAAAGCCTACGGACTTCGATACAACAAAAACAGTAGTCCAGCGTACCATGTCTAATGCTGGCTCCGGCTCTGAGAAAATGCCGATTATGGCTATGAAGCCCAGCACGAAAAGGATGCAGTAATAAATCGCTTTCATATCTCGTTAATTTTGAATTGTTATAAATAGGTGGTTTCCCAGCACTTGATAATCTGTTTGCCAGTGGTAAACTTCGCCCGTCCGGCTTTGCGCACTTGAAAGCGTATCCAGCCCTCAACCTCCCAGCGTCTGACTGTGTGGCGTTCCACGCCCAGCAGTTCCGCCGCTTCCTTTTGGCTGTAGCGTCTATCCGGGTCGCACACGGGTTTAACTGATACCATGTTTCGTTACGGTTAATGTCAGTCCGTCCGATTTGCAGGCAAACCGGCAGTTTTCCATTTTCTGCATCGCATAAGCGGTGTTTTTCTGGCTATCCAAATCGTAGCCGTCTTTGCACTCTACCACCACCGTATCGCCTATCTTCATGGCTCGTAGGCAGTCGCGGGTAATCTTTTCTTTCTTTTGTTCCATTTTTCAATACTTTACAGTTAAAAAACTTGGTTCGTTTGTTGGCGCAATAGAAAAAACTGCCTAACTTTGTGGCGGTAATAAATTGGTTTGGTTGGCTGGCCTACTCAGGTCGGCAGCCCTTTCTACGCGCTAACGACTTTGTTTACTCGTTCGTTGGTGCAAAGGAAGTAATATTTTACTTATCTACCAAATATTTTGAGTAGAATTTTACTTATAAATTGAAAAATGGACGAAATAGGAGTAAAAAACCGCCTGCGCACCGCTTTAGAAGCGTATAACGAAAACCCTACCAGCTTGGCTAAAAAGTTTGGGGTTAATCAGAAAACACTAAATAACCAGATAAACAGCGATACCGCAGTATCGTTAAGTACAATTTTACTTATTGCTGAGGCTCTGCCGGAAATGTCGCTTGAATGGCTACTACGTGGTAGGGGCGATATGTCGCTGGCTTCTGCCTCTGTGGTAAACAGCCACAATGTAAACAGCAAAGTAAACAGCGATAACAACACACTGCCGGAAAGTTTTGTACGGGATATGCTGGCGGAAAAAGATAGGCAGATACAGACGTTATTAGAAATACTGAAAAAATGAAAAAGATAGCATTACTTATTTTGGCGGCAGTCGCCCTGTGTTCATGCTCCAAAGACGAAACAGATACTGCCGTGCCTGCGGATGGTCAGTACATCGCAGACGCTATGGATTTAGTGGTATGCGTGGTTTTGGAAAAAGGAAAGTGTACCTACTTCGCACCGTTCATTTATGGCAAAGTAGTAGGCAGCTGGAATAATGTTAGTACGTCTGGGGAATATCCCAACTATGTGTATCGTGTTGAGGATTTAACAATAACGGCAGATTTTGAAAGTCCTACGGCTTTTACGGCTATCTTAAATGGTGGGCTTAATACCGGCGATTTTAATTCTGGCGATTTGTCTACTGGCGGTGCGCTGTCATATTTTGAAAATACCATTATACAATTTAAGTTAGATAACCGGACGCTGGACGCAAACGGGGACGGGATTTTAGACGAAATGCAGCCGGATTTATTTCAGTAAATAGTACAGCAAATTTTCAGCAAATAAATAAATATAGTTATTAACTTACTGATTTATAGTGTGTTAAAATAATCCCATTTATATAGTTAG